GTCGCCCATCCCCCTAGTTCCACCCCGCGCTCATCTCTTTCATTCATTCGTCTTCTCATGCGCGATTCTCACACCCCCCTATTCTCACTGCACGTCGCTCATCGTTGCTCGTACTTCACGCTCTATCATGCTCGCCTATCATCGCTAGTGCTTCCCATTCTCATGTTGTCGTGTAGGGGAAGGCCAGACCATCCCCTAGGCGAAAGGGGGTAACAATGAATAAACTATCCGATGAGCACGTTGTGGTAATCTCGTCGATCATCGCTACGCTAGCCGATGAGGGGGGGAATGCTCCCGAGGGTATCATGTATGCCGCCGTGATGAATGGCATCTCGTTGTCTGAGTTTAATGCGATCATGGTGGCCTTGGATCGCGCCGGATTAATCACACGATCTGGAAACATCGCATCGCTAACGCCCAAGGGGCTCGAAACGGCAGAGCGCATTAAGTGTGCCATAACTGCTACAATCACCCAGTAACAGTACGGGGGAAGATAGCGAAGGGGGACGCCATGGCGTCCCCCTTCTATTCCTAGGGGACACCCCGTCGAAGCCCACCAGCCCGGGCTTGGGATGATGCGGCGCGCGGGCTATGGCTGGCCGCGCGGGTTTGGGGGGACGAGGCGGTCCCCAATTCAGCGGACCTTGGGTTAGACGGATTCACCGTGGCCCAACGGGCCGCGGACTGGTTCGAGAAGGCGGTAGCGGCATAGAATGAAGCGATGCGATGAAGCCGCCCCTCGTGGGATCCACCCCATCACCCCCATGAGGGGCGGCCTTCATGGGCCGCGCACCGTCGAGCCCCCGTCGAAGCTTGCCGTCGAGCTCACCGGAGCCCTCGTCGAAGCCTGCCGTCGAACCCACCGTCGAGCCCACCGTCGAGGACAAACGTCCCATCCCCGAGGCTTGACACCGTTGACTGAGCATGCTATAATCACAGCGTCAAGGGGGAGGCCGGACCTTCCCCCGGACAAAGGGGGACAAGATGAACAGGGGGGCGAGATGGTCTTAACAGCTGATATAGTATCGCTGGACCGTGGAGGCATAGTGTTACTATATGCCGATACCGCAATTGGCCGGGACTGGCTCGCCGATCACGTGGCCCCCGGATGCGCTCGCTATGGCGGGGGCTATGCTGTCGACAATCAGTTTGTAGTCGACATCATCATCGGGGCCCTTGAGGACGGGTTGACCGTACAGGATGGCGCGACCGGGCGATACGCCCACGCGCCGGAGGTGGACGCATGATCCGAACAGAGATTGTACCATCGGGCACGTTGTCACGGGCGGCGGGGATCGCCGACAAGCTGTCGCGCCTCGAAGATTCGCGCCACCCGTGCACCGTCGGTGTATCATTCAACGGCAGCAGGCCCCCTGCTACCGTCGGGATCAACGCGGCCTTACTGTCGAAGCTAACGAAGCTATTTGACGAGTCGGCCACCATCTCGATGGTGATCAACGAGGACGGCTCAACCACCATCGAGGCTGGCAAGGCACGCTACGTGTTGCGCCCGACGGCTCCGCTGAATGACGTCGGCGCGATGCGCTACGTTGTGCCATTCGAGCAGCTCCTATCACTCGCCAGATCGCGCGGCCGCGTGGACGATATCGCGCGCAAGCTAGCGCGCGAACTTGGGGCTGACGTTCCCGAGAAGGAACGCAGGCCGTCGAGGCCCTCGAAGGTCGAGGTCCTGGCCGAGAGGGAGCGTATGCTTTGTGAGAGGATCGCTAACCTTGAGGCCGAACTTGCCAAGGCAGAGCGCGCGGAGCGTATAGACACCAGCCCGCTTGAGCGTGCAGAGAAGATGTACGAGGCCTACGCGACGAAACTATACGATGCAGCGCGCCTCATGGGGTGGTGCCCATATCCTCCGCGAAGCGGGAGCTACTATTGGGATGTTAGCAAGGAACTCAAGGAGCGAAAGCAGCGCGACGCGAACAACCGAGCGGAGGCGCTTGCGATTCTGGAGGGGCTCACCCCCCCGCTACCGGCCCGGCTGATGGATCGGGCGCGCGCTGTGTTCGAAATCCCAGTATCACACAACAACAAACGAATGGAGGCCACGTGGAAATGGTTCATTGCCGCCCGAACATGGATCGCACGCGCCATGGGGGGGCGTGCGTTCGCGATATGCTTTGACGCGAAGCCGCCTAGTATCGCGAAATGCCGCGACTCTCTTCCCGACGTTGGAACATTCTACCCCGACGAAACAGGAAAGAGGCGGCGCCTGGTGGTGTTAGAGCACGCGCGCGCGAATGCGGCCGTGGCCGATCGATTGCGGGAGGAACTGTTGGCTGCGCGCTGCAACCTATCGGTTATCCGGGGGCTCCTGGACGTGGAAACATTTCGTGACTGCAGCTGTCAGGCTGCATAAAGGGGGAAAAGATGAGGGCGCTAGTTGAGCTAACGTCGGAGGAGTTCGCGAGGATCACGCCACCTGATGCGGTGGCCGCGATTGTGGCCGGGTACGACGTGGACGAGTCGAACCCACAAGTCGACCACTTCTATATTAACGAGGTGGCCAATGTTGTGATCGGGTTTAGCAGTAGCACCCGTGATATGTTCCACGAGATGCGCAAGGCAGCGGCCAAGTTCCCCAAGACCGAGCACTTGGGGCCCGGGAGGGGGTTGTTCCGTGTCCGGGCATTCCTAACAACCGACGTCAAGGATAGCGGGCACGCATTGTGGGCCGGACAGTATTCCCCGTTCCATCATGCCCACGAGCCAGGCGGCAACGGCCACGCCCACCCGTTCACGTCGCGCGCGGCCGCTGAAGAGTTTATAGCCGGTTCCGCTCCTCTACCAGTAATGAATGTTGGCGGGCAAGAGGCACGCGCTGAACTACGCATAGAAGAGGAGAGCATAGAGCACCGCGAGAAATACTCTATGGGGCGCGGGTACTACCTCAAGGATGGCCACTGTAGCGGGTGGCGGGTGTTCAAGGAACCCCTCCCCCTCCATGAGCCGCGGTTCATAGTTGCGGGATACCTAGTACCAGAAGGCATCGGCCGCCCGGCACCGGCCCCTATAGAGGCAGTAGCGGAGGCTCCATGCGGCAGGCTAGCAGAGGCGGCCGCCGCTGTGTAGCACAACGGGCGAGGGGTAACAATCCCCCGCGCGGGTGAGATGCCCGCGCGCCCGTCAGGCCATAAGCCCCGACCGCAAGGCGGGCGGGCCGTGGAGGTGAACGGTGAAGCGCGCTAGTGTTACCACCCATGAGGCACGGAGAGTTGAACATGGCGTGATGGAGTGGGCCAAGTACCAGCTCCGCCCTGTGTCGCATCTTCCGTACCGTGAGGCGTGCGATGCATCCGGACTGCGTGCGGAGGATTCGGCGGTGGGCCAGGCATACCGCGAATTGCGTAACGAATGCCGCCCGAACGGGTGAGCCTGTGGTCCGGGGTCCGGGGTCCGGGGCAGTGGCCAGGGCAGGGGCCCGGGGCAGGGCCAGGGGCCAGTGGTCCGGGTCCGCTCACCGTCGAGCCCCACCGTCGAGGCCTCACCGTCGAGGCCTCACCGTCGAGCCCTACCGTCGAGCCCCACCGTCGAGGCCACACCGTCGAGCCCCACCGTCGAGGACGTGAGGTCAGGACGTCGAGGCCTACCGTAGAGGATAAATGTCGGGGAGGAAAGATGCAGGAGGCGAAACATGAAGAAGGACTATAGGCTGTCGAGAGATTCAATCTTGACCTGTCGCTACTGTGGAGCCCCGCTTACTCCAGATGACAATGAGGTCATGGAACTCTGCCAGGAGTGCGAGGCAGAGCTGGTTGAAGCTGAAAAGAAGGAGGCACGCCATGGATAATGTTCAGCAGCAGGAAGCCGAAGTACGCGGGCACTATATCGCCAACCGCCGCCCGGTCTACCGTCGAAAGGACGGTGGCTGGAATCCGGCAATTCCCAAGGCCCTCGGTGATGCTTACTTTCAGCTGGGCTGCCAGCTCGAATGGCAGCCTGTGAGCCCCACCGAACTTCGAGTTGTTGTCATCCCTCCCGGCGTTGGCCCGCGCAGGACACGGCGGAAGTCAGCGTAAGCTCCTGGCCTATGCGGAGGGGCCCGCCGTCGAGGCGGGTTCCTCCGCTATGTCTTCTTCTTCTTCCGATCCGCCCGCCTGTCCGTTTGTTTGCGCTTGTCCGTCTGTTTTCGTCTGTCCTGTCTGTCCGGTATCTTCATGGTCAGCGTACGGCCCAACGTCAGGCAGTTGCCAGTCCATCCACGGATCTTCTCCACCATCTACGTGGGGCCCTATTTTCTCCTTGTCGGCCTTGTCTACGCGCGTGTTGAGGATCGCAGAGCGCACGTCAGCCCATGATGGTCCGTCATTCTTAGACTCTGTCGCAGTACGCGAGTCCGGTTCTCCGCGTGCGACTCGCTCAAGCTTCGCTCCTGCCTCAATGTACCTAGCAAGCTCGTTTGGCGTCATGGTCCGAGGGTCTTGATCCCTGAGCGCGGACAGCGCCTTTTCCTGCATCAGCTTGCCGGTCTCGGCCTGCCGCGCGTTCATTTCGAGGATTGCTGCCTCGTTCACTTCGCGCCGCTTGGAGTCCATGTAGACATCGTAGGCGAGCGCCCGCTGTGTCCAGTGGTTGCGCCGGGATAGCTTCTCTAGCCATGTCGTTCCATTGAGCCCCAGCTGTCTACTCAGATCTCGAAGGTTGCGATGGATCCCCATGTCGCGGAACGCAGCAAAATAGGTGTACATGAGCGACGTTTCGCCACCAATCGGAGCGTCCCATGGAAGATCGTCGTAGGCCACTATCCCCCCATTCCCACCAGTACAAGTTGGATAATGATACCAGCAGCTGCCGTAGCGAGCGCCCCAACGATGGCCACACGGTACTTCCGCCATGATTCGCAGAACGCCACCCTGAAATCAGTATTGAGGCTCTCTTCCTGCGCGATCTGTGTCATATCCGATCTTACTCTATCGAGTGCGATATGGACGCCCTTGACTTCTTCGCTAAGGCGTTGAAGCTCTAGCAAAACGTGCTTGCCCCATGATTCCCAGCCGTCTGGTGGTGTGTCTGCCATGTGTCTCCTGGTACTCTATGTTTTCTCCGTATCCGCCTTGGCCAAAGCCGCCATTATACGTATTCCACAATGAACGGAGGCCCTACTCCGGCGTTGAACTGACTAGCAGCTTCCAGCGCCCATACGAGCCTCTCCTCTGGGGTCGAATCACTATCATTCGTTACCCAGAGCACTCCACGAGCCTCTCCACTACCAGAGCCGATGGCCCAGTAGTTAGTGGATGGCTCGAATACAGCATAGTCTGACTGCATCACAAACAGCCTCCCACGGACACCAATTAGGCACTCCAGGAAGATTCCATCGGTGTTGTCATCGTTCTTGGCCATGCTACCAGCAGACATGAATGCTGTCCGTATAGCGTCAGCAAACGTTGTAGCAAAATATTCAGGACATTGAGCCGTTTTACCAAGTGGCTCAAGTATCTCTGGAACCCTGTAGCGGAGCACCTGCATCGCCCTCATGCTCCCGACTACTCCCACGAGCATCCCCTTGACCATGAAGACCTTTTCGTCTTTTATCGCTAGTGACTCGTGATCTAGAGCAGACATTGCTCGGGAGTCCCCAGCGAGGTAGGTTCGCTTTCCGGCAATAAGGCCGGCGATGCAGCTCACTTTCCCTCAAGGAGCTTCCTGTTGATCACTTTCAGCTCCTCTAGGATGTCTTCCAGTAGCATCTCGATACGCGCCTCGAAGACCCCACCAATATTGTCCATTTAGCACTCTTCAGGAGGCCACTTCTCGCTGATCAGGTGCAATATCTTGTCGATCCAGTCAATGATCTTATCACCAGAAGGTAGCTTGCGAAGTATCTTGCACAGCGGCTTGAATCCTGGCTCGACAACAACCGCTACTACCCACTGTGCAGTTGCCACGGTGCACAGCGCAGCAACTACCGCAGCTGCAACTGTGCCCAGCAAAAGATCCTTGATCCCGCCAAACAAACTAGTTACAGCCTTCACAGTCTTCCTCCTCGGCCCAGTCCTCAGGCGGAAGGGCCGTCACCTCGTACAGCGCGTCGTTCAGGCACGCCAGTAGGTTCGCAGGGAGACGCAGGATCTCCTCTAGCATGAACAGCGGAGGGAGGATACCCAACCGCACGATAACCTTCAGAAAGTTCACTATCACGCTCTTGTTCCTCCTAGCTCACGGAAGTCGCTCCACCTCATCACCACGATCCACTCTCCACGGTCGCGACGCATAAACAGCGTGCGCTTCCCATCAAGCCACTTCAGAACTGTAACAGGAACCTGCGCCCCCACCTTGACCTCGATCGGCTCTGGGAGATCACTGCACGCAATGTCTCCCTCGTAGCCCTCTGCCGCACCAGATAGCGGCACGCGCCGGGCACTCATCCCGGCATCGTTGAGCAGCTTCACGACCTCGCGCTCTGCACGCGAGCCCTTGCGCTTAGGCCCTGCTCCGCCACTACTCGGCAAGCTCCTCCTCGATCATCCTATGGAGCCGGTTGCGCTCCCGCTTCATCCGCCTGTCCTTGTGATACCCCGCTCCTGTCTGCTCCGGCTGCCGTCCCACATCCACAATCCACGGTTTGCGTTGTTTTGTAGAACTTGCGGTCACGAAACTCCTCCTGCTTGCCGACGTTCCACGACTCAACAGGGCGAATGTATCCAACCACTCTGGAATAGATTTCGCATCTAGTCCTCTCCTCTGCTGGAATAACAGTCCCGTCGTCAAGGATCAGGTTCCCGTTCTCGTCTTCTCTCATAGCCACCACCATGCTCTACTCTGTACTGCACTCAACCTTGTGTCCAACGGCTCCCTCAATCCACTCGATAATTGGCCACCCACCTGGGACGTAAGGAATGACCACAACGAGCACTCCGGAGTCTTCGCTCGATGAATGGGCTGCCCAGTGCAGCGTCATCCCCTTCAGTATTATCAGGGGCCAGTCTCTCATCACGACCCGCTCTGCCCACTCCTTCTCCTTTGGCAACCATGCAGCCGCGAGAGACAGTGCCATCTTCTCTGCATCGGGCTTCCGACACGAGATTCGCACGTTCGGAGCGGGGCGCATTATTCTGTTACTTCACTTCGATGTACACGATCGTCGTCCCCTCTTGCCAGTTGGCATCCCGGACAGAAAGCGTCACGCGATACCTGTAGGAATATGGCTCTCCATCTTCACACGTCGGACCTGGAAGATATGCCTTGAATATGTCCTTGTCGCTAACGATGTACTCTGGCTGGCTCGCCCACCGATACGGGGTTGGGTTCCCAGCACTGTCTACCCTAACGATCTCCCAGCGGTAGGTAAGCACACTAGTTCCACGAGACTGGCTCCCATTGAACACGAGAGTACTAGCCCAGAATGCCGGACCATGATTCCCGCCGATGTCGTGCACAAAAATGATCGCAGTTGGCGTGTTTTTGCCAGCAGTGTCCACCACACCGTATGTCCATGCTTCGATTAAATCGGTCCCGCCAGACACTGTTCCAGGGGGCCCACCTGGCTCTCCGCCATTTCCTGGTATCGTCCTGCCGCGACCAGCAACCATCAGCCGCACGGGGAATACGCCGATCCCGAAGTTGTGTTGAATCACGGGATCGCCCTCAAACATCCCTGCTCCAAGGTCCCAGAAAAACCTAAGTTCCTCGCCAACCGACCCTCTTGCGTCGAGCACTGCAGTGCGTCCATCAGATAGGATTGACACTCGCAGCACTGCTGCCACAGCGGGGCCGGGCTCCGTTTCCACGAAGTCGCAGCCGTTCAGGCCCACCATCACGGCTGCGACTACAAATACCAGGCCCAGTCTCCTCATCTAGCCCTCCCTACTGTGTTAGCCTCCAAATGTCAAGGGTTGCCCCAAACGACAAGTTCGGAGCTCCGAGAGGGGCACCCTCTGAGAACTGTGCAAACCAGTTGAGCCGCCCAAACAGTTGGAACGGACCAAACCACCATCCAACCTCAACATAAGGAGCCCATGCCGTGTTCGGGATCGTGCTGTCACTTACCAGCCACAGGAACCTCAGTCCACCACCAATGTCAACATTCGGTAGGTAGTCTGTAATGACCCATCCACCAGCACCGATCGTCCACCAGCCAGCTAACGTCGTAGGATCAGCCTTGCCGATATACGCATCTAGCGCCGCCGAGTTGATAGAACCAACTGGCTCTGTAAGTAACATGCTCGCCAGACCGACATCGAGCACGAGTCCGGTGTCCCAGGTCTGCTCTACACGAACGAACGGACCCGGAGCCGCCAATCCGATGCAACAGATAAGCCCGGTCAATAGAATAGCAGCACAAAGTTTCTTCACGTTCCCTCCTAGACAGATATGTGCACGTCCTTCCTCTTTCCGTCCAACCTGATCCGCGGGCACCCCGTACCAAGCGGAGCCATCGCCGCTCGCTTGGCATACCCGGCATAGCTCAGGAATGAACCAGCAAGAACAACGTAGAGCTTTTCATTGCGCACAGTGTTATTCTGTGGGTCAACAACGATCCTGTCCACACGATCCGCCGTGTGGCCGTGGCTGTGCCCCGATATATACACGTCTGCATTGGCCACTACGTCTATCATCCGATGAGCAGCAAGAAGCTTTCCTCCACTCGTGCGCGCACCAGATGACCCATGTGCAACATGGAGAATATAGCACACCGGTTTCCCGTTATATCCTTTCCCGAGCCGCACCTTCATAACAGCCTGCCCGCCTGAGAAGTATGGCACACCTAGCTTATCAGCAAGCCACCATCCAGGCTGGAGAGACGTGTTTTTCGTTACTCTCCACTCGTGATTGCCGTCCAGAACACCGTAGACCTTGTCTGAGATTATCGACAACTTGTCTGCAGCCCACTTCATCTGGTCCTCTGGCGGCATCTTCTGCGTGAACACGTCTCCGATCGAATCCTTCGTGGCGAACTCAAACGTATCACCGACGAGGATAACACGTGCCGGACGTCCACGAAAATCTGATGTCCTAACCCAATCCACCCAGTTCAGGAACGATGCCTCGTCAAACTCCTCCGCTCCGATATGCGCCTCCCATGGTAGAATATATAGTCCCTCGAAGTCTTGAGACTCTTCCACGCATAGGAGATCAATGATTCCAGAGTTGACTACCATGCTCATGCTTGGCCCCCTCTCCACGAACAAGGGAGGAAGGGGGCGCATCCGCGCATGTGGACACGCCCCCTTACCTGCCGGGTGGGGAGGTGGGCCTGCCGCGGCAGCTCTTCACGATTCACGTTTCGCCCCCAACGAAACTGTGAGCAATCCAATCAGTGAGAGCAGCACCTCAATAGAGTCACGGCGTGTCATGCCAGCTCCCCTTAGGTGCTTGTATCCAGCCGCTAGCAGGCCAACCATCATCCCGAACCCAGCCCCAGCTTGTTTGGCAGACTCAGCCGCCATCTTTTGCAGGAACTCCGGCACCTCTTGATTTTCCATGGAACCCACTCCCCTTGTAGACTACCGTCACCCGCGGCGGTTGTTTCTCCCCAACTCCGCCGCACACCGGGCACGATTCCTTGGCCCCCCAATCAACCCACTCGTGCCCACACGAGGCACAGACAAATCTCCTCACAGGAGCCCAATCCCCCCTTTGACCATCGGAAAGATATCACGATGCGCCACCAAGGAGTCCTGCTGAGTGTCGATGTCAATTATGGGATACCTCTCTACTTCGACAGGCTCGCAGGGGTACTCTCTCATGATCAGCGACACCGCCACCATGTAATCAGCAACATCTATCACGTTGCACTGCGCCAGAGCGTCCTCTGCCGCTTCAGCGGACATGCGCAATATTCCCATGTAGGTGCAGTCCCCCTCTGCTCCCAACTCGACTACCCATCCGTCTACCACCCGTGCCTGTGGCTTCCCGTGCTCAACCCCACTGCGCACGAGACACGAACACGGAGACTCGCTCTCAAGGATGCCATTGATCACGCCAGGATGGAACAGAACATCGCCGTGGACGATCAGTACATCTGTCCCCCTTCCGGCAGCCCGCAGCCCGGCAATCAACGTCCCACGAGAGCCCATCGCCGTTAGCGTAGGTCCGGTCATGATAAAATGGCCATCTGGGACGCGTCCCTCGATCTCCTCTCCGCCCGGTCCGCCAACAACGATCGGTCTCTCTAGCCCTGCTGCAGATAGTGCAGCAAGCTGAATGTCGATCAGCCTCCACGTCCCAAACGGGATCAGGGACTTCGGATATCCGGCGAGACGAGTCCCCCTGCCGCCTGCAAGGATGATCGCCCTCAACGAACCTCGCTTTGGCGTTCCAGCGCAGCTTCGAGCAAGTTCAGAACGTTCCTCGTGCAGTACAGTAGGTGGTGTTCTCTGTTCGCCCCCTGCTCCCCGGCAAATAGTCGTGCGTGTTCCCGCGCCAGGAACAGCCCCTGGTTCAGCATCTCTCCCCATGCGCCCTCCTCCCTGCTTGTCCATCGCTTATAGAGCCAGTCGATCTCGTTGGCAATGGCCCGGCGAAGCTCCTCGCGCTCATCATAGCTAGTCACAGACACACATCCTCAGAAGCCTCATCACTCCCTCGCGCTCCATACGTCGACGCAGTGGTCCGCGCACGTAGTCACGTACAGCACTGGAGTCACAGTATCCCCACATGACCGCCAGCTCCGCCAACGTCCTGGCCTGTCCAAGCTCGATCAGTTGCTCCCGCAGACAGGGAGATACCCCTTCCCACAACAACTGCCGCGCAGCTTCGTCCTCCGTCACTCGTCCTCGGTCTCAGCAGAAAACGTCGGACGTGCATACCTCGACGTGCGCCGGTAATGAATGGCATCAATCTCGTCCTCGTCTGCAACAGATACAACCTCTGGACGACGACGGTAGAAACCGTGCGAGTTGTCATCTGTACGCTCCCGCACGTAACCATTATCTAGCATCACGTCTCGTGCCCAGTCACGGATTCTGTTTGTTTCTGGGTGCTCACCGTAAGTATTCCAGTGTACCCAGTACCGCCAACGAAGCTCCTGTAACAGGTCCTCCATATCGAAAGCAGGATCACCGGCGAGAGTGCTAGCCCAAGCCTGTGCTACGGCCCTAATCCTCGGCTCCGATTCTGTAAGGTCCATTTCCCTCAATCTGTTATATGGCACAATCCTCCATTATTTGTCACCATAGGACCATAACTTCATTCGTCGCCCCCACAAAAACAAAGAGGCCCAGGCCGGGGCATCGCCCCAGTCCAGGCCTCCGGTATGTCCGGTCGGCCTCTACTCTGTCAGGCTGATCTTCTTCTGGCTCTCCACTACCACCACCGGAACTCCATCGTGCACCTTCACCGTGACCTCTCCGTAACGAATCTTTCTCAGGTACTCTAGCAGCCGCTCCTCGTTAGGATGCACAGCGCCTCCACTCGTAATCGTCACGTGACATCACCAACCCAATTCTGATGCGCCTTGTTGCCACTGCATAGGCGCTTCTCATGACTCCGCGCCGAACATTGCCAGGAATTGAAGACAGAGATGCGGCGATACGCGAGTCGACTTCTTTCGCAGACTCTGTTAGACTACGCTCCTTCCATAGTTCGCGTATCTCAGCATCCTCAAAGTCTAGCCACTCCCTGAGCGTGCTTGCCTTCGGCCTCACCGATACCCGGCGCGCTCGAATCTCACGCCGTATCTCGAACACCGCCTTCACGATAGATACTGTCTCGCAGTAGTCCCATGCAAGCCGCCGCAGGTCCTCATCTGTTGGCTCGCCAACAAACGCATCTACCGCCAGTACGAGACCATGAAGCAATGGTCCAGGCGCGTGGTTGCCGTGCTTCTCGTTCATCACCGCGCGGATGCGAATCTCGTCGTCAGTAGCGGTGAACGGATCACTCATCTTTCTTCCATATCCCTAACATCACATCAGCGATCTCCCACATCTCACTGCCGTCATTTATCGCATGCTGGCCGTACCTCGAGAGAAGTCCCTGCAGCGCCATCTCAGCAAACTCATCCCTTTTGGCCAGTATGATCATTTTGTCGAGCCAGTCTATCCCAGAGTCTGGTACACGCAGCTCGATTGCCGCATAAGCGCGTAGTGACATTCCCTCTCGACTGATGGCAACGCCCGCGTGTGCCTGTTCATCAATTGTCTCACAGTATACATTTGTTCCTGCAAACGCCGGACCGCCATCTTGTTTGATAATTCCGCCCCCATTGGAGGTACTGCTCTTCTTACCCTTGCCCGGAATGATCTTGATCTGAGACATCATCCCCTCCCGTAAGTAAGCTACCGCGGATCAGTTTTTCTCCGCTCTTCCGTTCCACGTCGTCCGCAGATAAAGCCTTCACAACTCGTACCGGCCCTTCGGTCACCACAAAACTCCGTAATCGTTTGCGCCCTTGCTTCCGCCGATCAATCTCGTCCCACAATTCCCGGATCGGCAACATACTAGCGGCCTGTAGCAGTGATCCGTCAGCATCCATTCGCCTGATCACATCAGCTATATCTGGAGATATAGAGCGTAGACAATCAAGACAATCAATGTTTTTAGCCCAACGATACACACGGAGTAATTGCCGCACATCACTAGATGTAAGCCCGAGATAGTCTGATGCAAGATCAAATAAACTATATGCATTGCTATCTGGAATAAGTCGCCAGGCATCATCGGTCGCAAGCGCATCTAGTTCTGCCGCTAGTTTCCACGCCTGTTCCTTCATCTCGCCAGAAGCGAACATGGCCCGCGTTAGGTGATTTTGTGCGTCCTGGACTCTGGGCACCCAATAGAACCATAGCTCGTCGTGGTCTACCCGCCGCCCCTCGCCATCTACCACCTCCAATTCTACGGCACCTGGATTCCATCTCACTATCTGCCATGGAGTTCCAGGGCCGTGCAACTTACGATGGCATTCCGAGCACACAGAGATCAGGTTGTCTGGATTGTTGACCTCGCTATCAGGCAAGTCTCCACCCATACCCTGATGCCGCACATGCGCAATCTCAGTAGCTGGTACTGGCTTGCGATGGAACAGCTGGCAGGTATGGCCATCTCTGGAAAGAACCTCCTCACGCACCCGTTCTGATATCATCGTTCCCCCATTATAGACATCAAGTCGGCGCTGTCAACCCCATCAATCTTTCCTCGAAACCGTAGCGTAGTACAGCACCGCAAACACTCCAAATAGCAGGCCCGATAAAACCGCCAATCCAGTATCACGCCCCTTATCCCTGGCAAGGCTGTAACATAGGACTGGCCATAGGAGCAAATATCCGATGATCAGTAGCTCAAGCATCCCACCTTCCTCCTACTATCATTGTGGTGAAAAATTATTTTCTATAAACTCCAGTCTCGTGTTGGCTGGATTCATTTCTATAGCATGCGGATTCAACCACACACTCTCAATACGGGGAGCATTCTCTAGCAGTGCCCCCTTGCCTTGAATGCCAGTATATCTCGTCCTTGCAGCTGCCGAGCACACAGCAGGAAAGTCATGCCTCGTCCATCCAGCTAGCTCAAGTGGAGTATGAGTATCATGGCGATATCCCGACAGAATAACTGACCCCTTGACATCCAGGAGCATCATTACTAGATCCTGATGGTCCTGAAGTGTCATCTCGTATTTATACACATCCTGTGATTTCCTTGTTTCCAGTATATATGGAGGGTCAACATAAAAGCAAGTATCAGGTGTATCATACCTCGGGATTATCATACGGAAGTCATCATTTTCAATTTGTACACGCATCATACGCTCATGGATCTCTGGTAGCATATCAATAGCAGAAAGCCAGGAACTTGTTGTCAAAGCCCTCCCTCTATTTGATGCTGTTACTGCATAACCCCATGCACTACCAAATATTCCGCCAAAACTCATCCGGGCTACTATAAACCACCGGTATGCTCGCTCAACATCATCTTCACATGATTCCCATGTTTTTCTACAGAGGTTATACTCCTCCCGGCTATATGGGGTCAGAGAGACCAATCGGTGAAACTCCGCGAACTTCTTGGGATCACGTAGGACACGAAAGAAGTTCACCAGATCCCCATTTAGGTCATTGTATACTTCGACTGGTGATGGCTCCTTAGCAAAGAGGAGACTTGCTCCTCCACCGAAAACCTCAACATATATCTTATGCTCAGGGATCAACGGTAATAGCTTCTTTACCATATGACCCTTGCCGCCGAACCACAATATCGGCGAACGTAACCGGCCATTAGGCAATATCAACTCCTTCCAGGGCAGCATCCTTGGCTTCTCTGAGCGTCTTATACGGACCAGTATAGTCTAAGTCGTCAGCGCCTAGCCTCCATGCGTAGTATCCCGGGCCGCGTACTGCATTGGGATCGCCTTCTATGCACTTCTCGATAAAAGGAGGATTTGTTGTAATAGTTCCATCGCTCAGTAGTATAGGGTTATGTCCTCGGTATGGTGGATACCCATCAACGAAGTCCCAGTACCACGTGCATTTATCAAGCTTGCGCCATCTTCCATTGATCTTTGACATCATCCACCTCGCCCTTGGCCATCTCTGTCACAGTGGTAACGTAACGCCAGTTTGATCCTGGTAGACACCGCCCGCCTCCTTCTCACGGTACGTCCGCTTGGGCCTCTCGCCACGGAAAAACACTACCTGTGCTATCCCCTGCCCAACGTGCAGCCTGATAGGCAGAGGAGACAGGTTTGCCAGTTCCAATGTCAGTTTTCCGCGCCAGCTACAGTTGCCAGACCAAACGGCTTTTCCGTTCCTACGCACATAAATCGTATGATTCGGTGGAACAGTCACATCATATACATAACCATTGTATGGGATTCGGGACCAAGCGGCTTTGGCTCTGCCGCATTTCGGAGTGCCATTCTTAGAGAAACGGATTCCAAATACAGCGTAGTTTGACGTGTATTGGGGATTAATATGCATCGGCCTGCCTGGGCTTGCGCTGACCCAATAGGAAGCAGGCCACCCAATCTTAAGTCCCACTTCTTGCAAATCATCAATTAATCGCTTGGAGGTAGTAAAAGCTGTAAATGTAGCGAAATTTCCATCCCCCAGCATGTACCCCCACAGAAACTTACGTAAAAGATTGGGAGATAACCTCTTAATTTCCTCCGGTATGTATTTCTCTGAACAGTGACCGAACTGCATGAGATATGTAGCAAGTTGTTTATTAACGGTGCTGAAACCGAGTGGCCCCTCATACCATTTAAACGGAAGGTCTTTCAGAAATTCTTTAGCTAGGTGTTTCGTATTAGTCTGTAACGATGCTAGTTTAACTACATAATCCCCTTTCTTCGAGATATACGCGCTCCCCTCGGCCAACCAAAAGCCGAAGAATTTAACCCAAGCCTCTATGGGCATGACTATGGGCTCTAGAAGACCAAAATCATTCATCCTTTTTATCAGCCGATACTTCCAAAATTGTGAAGCCCCAATAGAGCGATTCTCTGTCGAATGAACTCGGTAGCGTTCAACGGCTCCTAAATTAGTCAAGATTACCATCAATCGTGAAAACATCCGCTGTGTTGGCCGGGGCTCTTCTAGGAGCTTGTAAATATCAGAAGTGGTGGCTTCTTCGATGTTTTCCAAAATATCAAAAACCTGCAATGCTATTCGTCTTGTCGTGGATTGTCCTTTATCTGATACGGTAGAAAGCGTAAAATTTTGCGGGCTTTCCCCGAGCCAAACTGAGTCCCTCTTGAATTCTAGCTCGTAATAACTCTCCAAATCCATGGCCTGAAGCAACTCAAAGTCAAACTTACTTTGCCTACGCACATACAGTTGGTGTTCCGGGGTAACTAACAGATCAATGCTACGCCCTCTAATGGCGATCATCTCTCCATTATACCATCGCTTTTGACGAGCTACTATTGGATGATATTCCAGCACGCCATCCTCGTTTAGTGTCGCCACAATCTCATTTGGGTCTAAGTCCTCAAACTTTTTCCACCCCACAAGGGTGAGAACTTCTGTCTGGTCATCAAAGCACTCTACTGGCGTCAAATTGCAGAGCAGTCCACAGCGGGCATAGGTTGACTTCCCAAATGCGATCCCAGTTACATCGGGTGGCATGTCAAACGTCTCCACGCTCTCTGCTAGTACGTTAGCGTGAGGCGCAATATCAAAGTGCGAGTCTGTCTCGTATACCGTGAACAATTCAGTCGGGAACTTCTTCGGATCAAGTAACGTATTGACTCCAAAGCGATGCACCATGAACCGCGTGCCAAGTCGCAGGTCATACCCGAACGATCCAAGCCCGTAGCTAGGTTTACCACACTGCTTCGGTTCAAATGGAATGATCATCGGCTTATCTCCCTGGCATAGCTCGATGATCTGAAGGTCGTTCAGAATTGAGCATATCATTTGAGATCCTCGAAAACTGACGGGGCCTGTTCCTGTAGCTTGTCCCTTATCTTTCCCACCAGTTCACGTATCTCCCACTGGGCTTCAGGGGCAGTGCGAAGTCTGATGATGTGTCGCCATTCACGGAAGTTCGCCGTGACAACGAGCCTGGTTGGACTAGCCTGTGGTAGAAAATACCTGGCGTCCTCTAGTGGGACACCAGCCTTAATCAGGGCCTGGTATGCTTCCAGGCACGCTCCCACTGCCTCATCTGCCTCTTCCCATGCAGTAGACTCCTCAACTGTCTCCGGGTAAACCATGTCCTTCAATGACAGTCCACTCATATCGCAGTACCGCTGCGACTCTACCGTGGCCGACAGGTGGCGGTGTCGTAGTAGCTGTGCCATACAACATCTGCTGATTCCTTCGATGAGGAATGTAGCGCTAGCATGTTCAAGAACGGATTCGTGCCCATCACGAATAAGTCTGCTAATAGTAGCCCTGTCTTTGTCTTTACAATCTTGTCTGCAATCGCCGCGCCTGGATACCCGAGCGCACTCGGCGAGAAATCTCTCAGGATCTTCAGTGATTCTTTGCATCAATACTAGCATCATTCCTCCTTTTCACCCTGCAGGACCTTCTTAGCCGATGCGATATCATCTCGTAGCATTTTGGCCCACTCACGGTTTTTCTTCGTTGTCTCACCGTATCTTTCCAGGTGATCTGCGAGTAATTCCTCGGCGTACTCAACAAGAGATCCAACGATTTCCAATAGATGCATAACTTCTTCTTTATATCGTCTGGCATTTTCTCTATGTATTGCGCTAATATTTTCAAGAGTTATAATCCTATCCTTAAGTTTCGTTACTTGCTTATCGGCGTATTGTTCCCAAACTTCATCCGGGAACAGCGCTGCCATAGTCTGGAGTGCCGTTTCAGCTACGATCGCCCGCTCCATCCATTCGTTCATCACGCCTCCCTCAATTCCTCAATCTTACTCCGCACCTCGTCTGGCATTTGCACACAGTCCTCCCGTTGTCGCATCACCTCTGCTAGTATACCACGAGGCTGCCCGATCTGCTCGGCCCACGCCACTGGCTTCGGATTGGCCGCCTGCCTCACGCGCCAATCATGCCCAGTCACTGCCGCTATCGTACCGTGCTCGCCCATGAACCTGCTCACGATACGATCCCCATAAATCTGAGGCAACTCTCTCAACGAAAGGTTGGTGGCAGCAAGCGTGATCAGCTTCCGCTTGCGACGCTCATCGAGCACCCTGTACAGGCCCTCGCGCCCATAGTCAGTTACCTTCTCTGCCCCAAGATCATCCAATACTACCACGTGCGCATCGATGCACATCTCAACAGGATCGAGCGCGTCTCCTCCCACCGCATCACGACGTTTGTCTACAAACGCAGGCATTGTCCAGTAGACGTAGCGACCGAATGGCCACTTGCGCTCGATCGTATTGAGCACAGTCGCCAGCATCCTGGTCTTACCGGTCCCTGGAGGGCCAACAAGAAGCACAGAGTACCCGTGACCTTCGAGCATCCCAGACAAGTGCCCCCACGCCTCACGGTTGCCTGAATGTACAACCAGGTTGTCTGGCGTCGCGTCAGCGTACTCAGCTCCGATAGCTGAACCACGGATCACTGGGGCACCTTTGCGATGCTCTCCATGAGAGCGCCATAGTCCACGCCAGAGCAAAGTGCATTGCCGCGCTTGCCGGCTGGTGGCTTTGGTTGTTCCAGATAGTCCTCCCACCGACGTTGTGGTCCCAGAAACGTAGCAGCATGCATCATATAGCACTCCTCTGTTCCAGCCATACGACATGCCTCACGATAGTTCTGCGCAGCCTTCAGTAACGTCTCTGCCCCGGGCTCTGTTCCGTCACGCTTAGTCAGCGCCTTCCACTTCCGGTATGCAGCAGCCTTGGCTGTCTTGCGCGGGTACACCTGCCAGAAGGCCTCAAAGTCAGACGAGTACTCCATGGTCGTGCGCTTCGATTGCGAAAGTTGCGACTTGGGCGCTGGTTTTGATGCATCTTTCTGTAAAGACCATGAAATCTCTGAGTCCCGTAAAGCTTGTAAGTCTTTAAAAGCTTGTAAGTCTTTAAAGACTTGTAAAGCTTGTACTTCTTGAGAAGCTTGAAGATCTTGTAAAGCTTGTACTTCTTGTAAAGCTTGTAAAGCTTGAACTTCAAAATCTATTGGCCTCTCCATAATTGCATGGTTTCCACTGTCCCCGATTGTTCCATTCTCTTGGCCACTCTCTGGAGAACATGCCTGCTGGACTGGAGTATTCCTCGTGTCATCATCGATTGTTCCATTCTCTTGGCCACTCGACCGACAAGGCGGTTTTCCGTCTGTCGGTGAACATGCCTGTCGGTCCTCTCGGTTGGGGTTCATCTCGGGCCGTTCATAGACCGTCCACCTCTTGCCAAGAACGTGGCCATGCTGCTCACCGCGGACAACATTGAGATCAGCATACCCGCACTTTTGTAGCTCGCCCATTATCCGCTGCAACTTGGTTGTCCCGATATCCCATGTCTCAGATAGCTCTGTGACGCTGACCTCCCAATCATCGGGGCGACTCATGAGGTAGCACAGGAGCCCCATGGCCTCCAGTGAGAGGCTCGTATCTTGCAGCGTATTTGTGCTGATCACGGTATAGGAGCTTCTGTTGTCCTTCTGAAGCCTAACTAGCATCGTCCATCCTCCTCCACAACTTTATGTGGCTCTTGCTCCACTGTTTCCGGAGCGCACGTTCCCAGTTCTCGAACTCAACGTTGTTGTGGATCGTCTCTTCATGCCTCAACTCAACGACTGGCGGTTCTGGTCTATAATCGCCGCCTACATATTTATAGACGTCTAGCCTCTCGCCAGGCTCCCCCTGCATCACAAACACGTCTATTCCGAGCGAGACAAAGGCATTGTATGCTAGCACCTCAGAGAATGTGGTTCTATCATCTTGTCTCTTGTAATCAACAATCGCTACGATACCTGGCGGATATTTATTGACAAGAATAAAATCAGCATCGCAAGCGTAGAGAGTGCCAGAAAGGTCTTTGTGCCAGCGCTTGAAGGCATCACGTGCTGGAGAGCCACGAAGCAGCCTTTTTCGCTCGTCCTGCATTAAATTGTCCATCCTCTTTCCTCAGCTGCCCGTTTGAGGTACTCTGCGGCGATGTCAATTCCTATCGCATCGTATCCCAGCTCGAGCGCCACGGCGATGGTGGTACAGCTCCCGGCGAACGGATCTAGGACGGTGATGCCATCAGTGCCCACGGCCTGGAGGCAATTCCTTGGTAGCTCCTCTGAGAATGGAGCCGGGTGCCAGGTATTAGCTATCGGTCCATGAAAGGACCAGACGGTAGGCAAACCGATGGGATGATCAGGCAGCTTTGGCGTGCCCTTGGTCATCCAGTAAATGCGCTCGTCATGGGGCCAGAAAAGCGTAGGTGAGTGGTTGTGGGTGCTGCCTCTATCCCAGATTATCTCTTGTCGCAGCGTCCATGGGTTATCTGACCGGCCTATCCATGCCATAGGATGGATGGCACATCCCTCTCGGATGCGCACCTTGTGATTGTAGAAGAAGGACGCACCAGGTTTGGCAACGCGATAGAGCTCGCGAAATACCTGAATTTGCCAGTCCTGGTATTCTTCTTCCGGCATCGAATCGGAATAGCCGATACCGTTTTCTCGTGGCTCGCGTCCCTCGCCGCCCATCGGCCAGTTTTCAGAGCCCAGATTGTAGGGCGGGCTTGTAATGATGACGTCAACCGATTCGTCATCTAGTCCTGTCTCTTCTGCTCGACCGACGATCAGGATAGGGTGTTTAGCTGCGGAGGCTGGTTGCATTGCCGTCCTTGCAGCTATCTCGGTTTTGACATGGGCGATTGCCTTGCGAATGGATTTGACCTCGCCTGAGCGTGCCTTCTCTATTGCTTGGGCAGCAAGGTCGGGATCTTCCTCCGCGACCCTAACAAGCCGCCGTACATCAGTTTGTGTGATCTCATCTGCTAGGGCAGCCCGTTTGATCTCGGGGTCTACCTCGGCCAAAGAGTCGAGAGAACGGGCAAACTGGGCGGCACGGCGGACGGTTACTTCCCCCATACCGAATTCGGCGGCTATCTTCTTGGCCGTAGCATTTGTCTTATCCCCGAGGTCATTTTGACCTCCGGGGTCATCTTGACCCGCAGACAAGTCTCTATCCGTGAATCCGGTCGCAGTCTTCTTCTTCTGCTCATATAACTTGCCCATCAGGTACGTCCGCTGGTTGTCTGTCAAGTTGCGTCGGCCAAGCTGATTCTGTAATACCCACTCAATCGCCAGGTTCCTGTCTGCGAAAGATTGGCGAACCACGCGATACTCTAGCCCATGCTTTTGGGCAAGTTCATATCGGTGGTAGCCATCAAGGAGTATCCCCTCTTCGTCCCATACCACTAGCGCGTCTCGTACCCCCTCGTTCAGTATGCTCTCTTCGAGAAGCGCGAGTTCACCGTCCGATAGTCGCGGGATCAAGTCGCGAATTTCTGTATCAATACGGATGTCCGCTATTGCGCTGTCGCCCATCTCTCCTCCATTCACGATACGATCACGTACATGTTGTCGTGCAGTCAAACATCGCAGGGCACCCCGGCCACGCAACGCCCCGCGGTCTGGTTGCGTTCAGAGAAGGCCACCTCCCTTGTGTGCATGGTTTGTGGCCGGGGGACTAGCGGGCGCGGCCGCTGTCAGACGACCGCGCCCCCAAGTGAAACCGCACCAAAGGGAATCGAACCCACGCCACAAGCGGACAAAGGAGGAGGAAGCCCGCCTGCCCAGGCGGGAGGCCTGGGATGGTGCCCCACCACGGGGAGGTGCGGTTAGTGGCATTATGCACCGGCCTCCTGCTCGTTATCTGGCCTGTTCTCAATCTCCATCTGGAGGTGGTCAATGACCAGTGATGCGATATCTTTGGTCATCTCCTTGGCCGACTCTATACCGTGGTGCGACTTAAGATATGCCTTCATGTCATCTTCTGTCCACCCGAGCTTTTTGGCCAACGACCAGGCAAACTTTATCTGTTTTTCGGTTGCTAGACCCGGACGGGTAGCATCTAGAAGCTTTCCGACAGGCATCTCCGCTGTCTCAATGTCATTCCCCTCTGCCATGTTGCCATCGTCGTCATCCTGGCTCGCAAGGTTCAGGATCGCGCTGATCGCGTACCTACGCATGTAGCTCAACATACTACCAAACTCCTGCGGGCCCATCGATACCGGGATCGGAGTCTCCGACATGATCCACTGCCCAGACGAGTGAAGGAGCACCGTCTTGAGCACCACGTGTCCATCGTGTGTCTCGATGAGTTGGGTCAGAGACAGTCCGCTGTCGGCCATCGGCCTGCGGGTGCACGACAGAATCATGTCAAGTGTTGCATAGCGGAACTTGTATTCCGATCCAGCCTTGGTGCGCACCGTGACTTCTCGATTGCGTGATATCTCGGGAAAGTCAGCTTGCGCCTTGGCCAGCGCTTCAGCCAGATGGCCTATCTCTGGCGACGAGCGGAAGGCTCCCGGTTGTGCTACGACATCATTCATCCCATCCTCCTTTGTATACGATATATCGCCAGGGCATGTTTGAACAGCTCAAAGTTCTCCTTTAGCTCCTTCACCGCCCATTGGCGCTCTTCAAATCCCTCGTCCGACGTCCTCCCGATTCGTAGGATGCGCGCACGCTTGACAGGATACCCGTTCTCTCGGGCAAGTTCAACGTAGGCTGCTAGCTGGTGCGCATGCTCTGGGTATAGACCCTTCGCTGTCTTGAAGTCAATGACCTCCATGCGATTCCCGATCCTGGCAATGAGGTCAATCGTCCCGCCGTACTTGTACTTCTCGCTTACCAGCGGAACCTCCGATGCCACGACCTGCGGCTTGTTCTGTTCCTCCCACTCGTAGAACTTGGCGAGCGAGTTGCGGGCCATGCCGATCTGTTCGTCTGAGAATGGAGACAGGTCTGGCTCGATGCCGCCAAGGTGGCACTCGATCAAGTAGTGGGCACATGTCCCAGCATCAGCGAGTTCGTCAACATACTTGGCAACGTCTATCCCCTGTAACCCGAGCCTGTTAGCCCACGGGATGAGAGATGGCTTGGCAAGGATCGAGAGGACAGTAGTGACTCCCGGGACACGAGTCCCGTCGGACAGCACGTACTGCGTGTGAGCCTTGACGCGCTTGAGGTCAACCATGCGCAACCAGAGCGTCAAGGTTGGACACAGCTTGTCGGAGAAGCTCCGCTGCCTCCCTAACGGACCCAGGAGGGATTGTGAAGTCATCTCCGTACTCAACTGCTAGTACGAGCTGCCGGAGCATGCGATTAGCACGCCCCGAAAGCTCAATGGCTGCATCAAGATCGCTCGTTTTCATCTCCCACCTCCATGGCCCGACTATAGCAAGTCGCATGGCACTTGTCAAGTGCAAGAAGAAGAGAAGACCCCCTGTGCGCACAGGGGGTCTGGTGTTACGTTGGGGGCAGCTTTGTCTACATGTCGATGCTGTTTTGCAGGCGTACAGCGCGCTGGGCGTGTCGGGCTTCATCTTTGCAGATCCCGTAGACGCAGATCATTTCAGCCCCAATGAGTAGCCCCATCCACCGGCGATGGCCTTCCAGGTACAGCTTCCGATTGCCGTGGGAGATGTTCTTTGCGTTGTGGTCCCGTCTCCCAGTTGGCCGTAGTAGTTGCGACCCCAGGCGTAGAGTCTGTCATCAGCTCTGATGCCGAGAGAGTGATACGCCCCACAGGCAATGGCCTTCCAGGTACAGCTTCCGATTGCCGTGGGAGATTTTCTACCCGTCGTGGTCCCGTCTCCCAGTTGGCCATAGTCGTTGCGCCCCCAGGCGTAGAGGCTGTCATCATCTCTGATGCCGAGAGAGTGATCCTCCCCACAGGCGATGGTCTTCCAGGTACAGCTACCGATAGCAGTGGGAGATAGTCTATTCGTCGTGGTCCCATCTCCCAGTTGGCCATAGTCGTTGCGCCCCCAGGCGTAGAGTTTGTCGTCAGCTCTGATGCCGAGAGAGTGCACCTCCCCACCGTCAATGGCCTTCCAGGTACATGTTCCGATTGCCGTGGGAGATGTTCTTTGCTTCGTGGTCCCATCTCCCAGTTGGCCGTAGGAGTTGCGACCCCAGGTGCAGAGGCTGTCATCAGCTCTGATGCCGAGAGAGTGATACGCCCCACAGGCAATGGCCTTCCAGGTACAGCTACCGATAACGGTTGGAGATAGTCTATTCGTCGTGGTCCCGTCTCCCAGTTGGCCGTATAAGTTGTACCCCCAGGCGTAGAGTTTGTCATCAGCCCCGATACCAAGAGAATGATCTTGCCCTGCAGTAATTGCCTTCCAGGTACATGTTCCGATTTCCGTGGGAGATAGTCTATCCGTCGTGGTCCCGTCTCCCAGTTGGCCGGCGTTGTTAAGCCCCCAGGCGTAGAGTACAAATCCCTTAGAGTAGAACTCTTTCCATGCCCCACTTACCCTACACCAGCCTTTCGTGACTTCCTTCCACGTACCTGACACACGACATGAAATCCCTGTTACATTCTTCCATGAACCGCTAACCTTAGCATTGGCACTCATCTACGCCTCATGTTTTAACCAAACGTCGCCATCCGACCCGCCCGATGGATCGCTCGTAGACAGCGTGATCTTGCGGATCTGATCAGCATTCACAGTTGGCATCCCGTGCTTGTGGTCCCGTCTCGCAGCCACCGTAGCTTCTCCAGTAGAAGCAGTATCCCCGAACGCCTGATTCGACGGAGCTGTCGCATCAAATGCAGCGATGGTCGAGTTTGATCTGATGACTGTAGTCGCATCTCCAGCCGCAGCTGATGTTCCGAGTGAGATTGATGGAGTGGCGAATGCAGGTACTTCCGAAGCAGATGCCAGGCGAACGCGAGAGGTGGCTGTTCCAACGTACACCTGATCGTAGTCAGTGGAGATCGCGGGCTCTCCATGAGCGAGCTCAGCCTCCTCAATCTCTGCCTTTGTCCCGCGAACAAACTTGATGATGTTCTTTTTTGCCACTAGCCCTCCTTGCGCTTTCGCCTGGACTTTTCGGCAATCTGTGCTGTAAGTCTCTCTATCTCTGATGCCATCGCTCTGTTCTTTGACTGCTCATTGTGCAAGTCTTCTTGGGCTGCTGCAATCATCGCTGCCTGTTGCTTGCCTGTGGCCTCTAGTTCTCCAATCCGTGAGGCCTGTTGCTTCCCGGTGGCCTCTAATTCTACGATACGTGAGGCCTGTTGCTTACAAGTTGCCTCTAGTTCTCCGATACGTTTGAGCGCGTCTCGTAGTTCACCGCGCACCTTCTCGTATGCAGCCGACAGCTCGTTGTGTTTTACGCTCAGGGCATCGTGTGATGCCTTGTACGACTTCGACTGTTCTGCCTCCGCCTTGGATGCACTTGCTGCAGACATTGCCGCAGCGATAGAAGCCTGAGCTGACCTCCGTTCGTCGGAGAGCTTACGTTCCAGGTGCATTACCTCGACGGTCAAAGCACCGATCTTAGTAATGAGATCGTCAACCGAAAGGACAGCCGCCTCTTCCGTTTCAATCTTCGCGTCTTCCATTCCTCCTCCCCACTACTGGGGGGCGGGTTGCCCCGCCCCCCATGTGAACCTACGCCAACGTTCCACCGTCAATCGTGGACACGTCCAAAAGCACGTTCCCAGAAGCATCGGGGAATGTGATCGTTCTGACTCCGCTAGTAGATGCACCAGTGATCTTGAACTGGTTGGTCCCAGGAGTCGCCGACGAACCTGCAAACCAGATGTCCTTCCAGGGCTTGGTTGTCGAACCGAAGTCGAGCCCGCCAGCCGTACCAGGAACAAGCGCTTCATTGATCGCCACGCTCGACAGGTTGGACAGGGCGGTGTTGGCCCCCGCGCTGGCAGCGGCTGCCCACTTGACTCCGCCTGCAGCCTCAGAGTCTGCCGTCAACACATAGTTATTAGTCCCAACACCAAGCCAGGCATGAGTCCCCGCTGCCGTGGTAACGAGAAGGTCCCCCTTGGTGGTGGCTGGCCCAAGAGTGTCAAGGTCTTCAAGCACGCCGTCAACGCCAAGAACGTTACCGGTCTTGGTTAGCCCAGTACCAGCAGAGACATATCCCGCACCAGAGAACTGGGCAAAGGTGATATCAGTCGTACCAACTACAATACCCTCTGGCTCGTTCGTGCAAACCCAGCCGGTGTCCTTGAGCGTTGTTCCACCAGATACGAACACGAACGAGTGCGCGAACTCATCTGCCGCGTCCATGTCTGTAGCACGAGACCATGCACCAGCAGCCGTGACATATATACCGTTCTCTTTAGCGGCAGTCTGGTCCTTGACGAGTACACGAGACTCGCTGGTGAGTACACCATCAATCGTCTGTTCACCTGAAAGTGTGACGTTCTGGGTGGTGGCGCAAGCTACTGCCGCATGAACTGACAGCCCGGTTGCTACCGAGTCAACGTAGTTTTTCGTGGCCGCATCCTGCGCCGAAGCAGGGTCAGCGACGTTCGTGAGTTTCTTCGAGTTCATCGAAACGTCCGCGCCCGCCTGGCCAGTGAGGATCGTCCAGAGATCTGCGCCAGTGAGTGCAGCTACGTTTCCACTAGTAACGCGTCCGACTACTCTCTGTTCACCAATTGTCAGTGCAGCAGGAGTCTTAGCGGTTGTCGCAGCGAGAATACTCTGAGCGCCATACTCGTCCCATAGCGCAATCCGCTCCGCAGCGCTACCAACACCGTTCCCGATGAAGAGCGCCTTCGTGTCGGTCTTGAACGCAAGCTCTCCTGTGTCGAGCGTTGTTCCGACAGTACCAGTACCACGCTTGATCTGAATTTTGTTTGCCACTTTATCTCCTAGAGCACTCCTCCGTCAATCGCTATGTCTCCTGCCTCCTGCAAGCCTAGGTCAGACCATTCTCCCGAGATATACATCCTCCAACCAGGCTGGCCGGACTTTGTGTTCGTTCCATCGTCCAAGTACATGTCGCCATCATCCGGATCTGTCGGTTCAACCGATAGGGCCCGAACGTTCGTGAACAACACCGACAGCGAACCGAAGTCCAGCGGGGCGTTGGGCGGGAACGAGGCCCGGCCCACCGCCGCGTCTGATGGTGTTCGGTTTGTAATGCGGATGGTGTTGGGCATTATTGCGCCTCCACAATCTCCTCCGTTATTACAACTGTGATGTAGCCATTATTCGGGAAGGTCTGCACTGACTTATCTTGGAACGTCACCTCAAACTCTGCCTCATAGATCCCCGCATTAGCCGTGTCTGTGGCTGTCCAGTCGTACCGAACGTTTCCTGTCGCAGCGTCAGTTATCACTGCATCCTGCGGTGGCCGTCCACGGATGGCCAGCTTGACCGTACATCCAGTAAGGTCAATCACCGACCCGTCCTGTATAAGCTGTGCATACAGCGAAGGACGGGTATCGTTCTGTTTGATGTAGAACGTT